ACTCATAAAACCCGTATTTTATGAGGCATGGACAACAGCATCGATTCTTGCCAACGCGTCCTTGGTAAACTTACGCCGTCTCTCTAAAGGGTCAGACATAGGCGCTCCCCCAAGGTAGCAGGCCCAAGTGACCAAGCCTTTGCGAACTTTATAAATATTAAAACCGGACGCCCTGAGAGAAGTACCGCGCTCCTCAACACGGCTGTATGTAATTATGCGACCATAACCCATCGCAAAACACGCCTGCTTGGCCTTCCCGATTAAGAAACTGGCAACATTAGGCACATCAGTGGTCGTCACAAGTCTGCGGATCTCGACATAGCCCCTATACTTTGACCACTCATGCGAGGACGGCGTGTCGACCGTCAAGACGCCGTAGAGAAAGGGGTCATCTCTGTCGCTCGTTGTCACTGGAATATCCCATGTTGTGCGAGCCCGTAACGGAAATGGCAGCGCCCCGATGGAGAATTTGTGGCGCTTCAATGGCTCGCTATGACGATGATACCGCTCGACGTATGCTTGCGCTTCGTTGAGCTTCAACCGAACTTGATGCAGGTTCGTCATGCTAGGCAACCCCGCGCAGGTGGGCGTCGAAGTCGTTGCCCATCTGTTGTGTCTCTGCCAAATCATTAATCCAGTGGACATAGGTGCTGTACGTCTCGGCTGGGGTCTTGTGCCCCATCAGAGTCGCGAGGGTTGACCACGTATCGTCCTTCCTGTCTCGGCTGGGCTTGTGCATGGCGATCGCGATCGATGCAAACATATGGCGCAGTTGGTGCCAGGTGCAACGAGGCATCCCGACATTGTCGCAAGCGCGATGCAAGACACGGGTCCGCCAATTATCGGACGACACTTGCCGGTTGCCCTCGCGCGTGACAAACACGCGGTCCTCATCGCCGGACCAAGGCGAACGCATTTTCCATTCCGCCAACAATTTCTTCAGCGTCGGGGTCATAAAGACCGAGCGGCGAGATTGTTTGGTCTTGGTGACGCCAACGGTCTGCACGCCTGCGTCGCCTTCACGCGCTGCTGTGCGAACCCAGATCAAACTGTTGTCGAAGTCGACGTATTTCCACTTCAGCGCTGCCTGCTCACCAAACCGCAAATTTGTGTGGATGGCAAAGACAACCGCAATGCCGTCACACCAGGCGACCTGGCTCAAATTGTAACGCCCGTCGGGGCTGTTCTTGTCCTGTTTGTAACGGGGCCGATCGAACTTAACGACCTCGTCACAGAGACGCGCGATGTCGGGCGTCTGTATGCGCTCAAGTGCGCCTTCCATCTCAGCCTCGGCCTCGGTGGTGGCGTGTGTTGACTGTTCGTGTTTCACCGCGCGAGCCGCATTTGATGTATTGCCTTTGTCGCCACGCGCGAAAACTTTGTTGCACCAACCGAGGTTCACGGCGCAGTCGATGGCGCAGCGCAAGGCTTCGATTTTGTTTTTCTTGGTTTTGTAACCGCCATCAAGATCGGCAAAAATATTCGTTACGTCGGCGACCTCAAGATCGCGGACCATCAAGTCGCCGACTTGCTTGCCGTTGTACATGCGCGGCGCGAATATCGGTTTGCGGTTCCGGCCCGTGCCTTCGAAGCCAGTGCGGACCTGTTTCCACGCACGAGCATTCCGTTTCGTGTCGCGGCAATACTTAGGCGTTATTGATTGCTTCACGTCGCGGCGCTGATCCAACTGTTTGCAGAAAATCTCGATCACCGCAGCGAGGGTTCCAGTCTCTGCATCCACGACCATGCCGCCGGTTTCGAGGGCAGCGTTGAACGTATCGCAAAGGGCGAGCGCCGCTGGCGGGGCCTTCTTAGAACCTACGATGGCGTCGAACTGAGTAGTATGGCCGCCATGTCGCACTAGCCACGCGCCGCGACTGGGCCACCATTTGGGCTCGATTCGTTTGAATGGGGTACTCATTATAGTCTCTCCGTTTTCTACGTGTGTTCCTAGAGACTATATAGTAACTGTCAGTTACATTCGCAATGGCATGACATGGTGGATATGTCCACCGTTTTGCATCTGCCGCTTGCGCGTAGCTTGCGCGTGAAACGGACCTAACTGGCTGAAACTGGCTCCCCGGGCCGGACTCGAACCAGCGACATGGTGGTTAACAGACTGTTTACACCCTTGATTTGTATGTGTCGCTTTTGATGCAAATGTTGCGCAACGCCACTGTAACCAACAATCCTATGTATCGTCTCTACCTCCTTTCACATTACATGGATGCGTATGTTGCGCAAGTTTTTGCGCGCATTTTGCGCGTGGGATTGCGCGTGCGACGCGCAGACTTAACGCGATCGCTTCCACGCCAGGTAGTCAGCAGCCTCTGCGACATCTGCAAAACATTGGACAAAACGGACCTCGCTGTCCGCCCCCGGGTCTATGATAGCTGAGATGGTCGAGCCATGCTGCTGGCCTGGGTGGCCTAGCCGCTCGGCGTAGCTGTCGAGTGCAGACCACTTGTACCCACGGGCTCGGATCAACCAGTACACGAAATTCCGATGCTCGTGTTCTTCTTGGTGCATGGCCCAATGATGCGTGTGCCCGCTGGCAAAGATATGCGCTTTCGAGGTGGTGATGGCGGCACGTTGATTGGAGTGCAAACTATTCCAGATGGATCTGCCCGGGAAGTCATGGGCGCTGATGATGCGACATCGCTTGCCGTTCGGGAACACCAGCTGCCACTTTGCGCACCAGTCCGCCATCGGGATTTTGTGTGCATTGTGTGCTTTCAAGAGGTCGGCATCGGCACCCCACAAATCGTGATTCCCCATAATCCACGCCAAGTATTTCACCCTGCTCGAATTTAGCATCCACTCGGCAAGTCGCCTCGCGGTGTCCAATGAGGTATCCGACTTGGCGTGCAGACGCATCAAGCGTCCCGGCCAATCTCCATCCGTGGTATCGCCAAGGTTACAAGCGTAGTGCCCCGTGTCCTCACCCCCAGGCCCGGGGTTTCTCATCAACGACAAATCCGCGCGTAAAGCCGAAATATTGCAGGCCCCACTATCGACGTGAGGGTCTCCAATGAAATGTAACGCGATCGGCAGGGTCGATTTCTTGAACTTGACCTCGTACCACTGCTTTTCATTATGTGCAGCGGCACGACGTTCGAAGCGTCGCTCCATTGTGTCGAGAATATCTTCAACGGGAATGTCGCCAGGCTCATCAAAACTCGGAAGTTCGACCGTGTCTGGGGGCGGCAACTCAACGCCGCGCGCCTGCGCTAAGCTGTAGCGATGGTCAAAGGTGCTGCGGGGGAGATCTAGCGCGCGTGCAGCTGCAGCCGGAGTGCCATGCTCCCGAACTGCCGCCAGCGCTTCAGCCAGCACCTCGTCGTCAAGCGGCTTTGTTGACACGTAGTCTTTCCGCCAGACGCTCCGTCCGATCTGGCACCTGCCCGTGCAGTCGACTGTCGATAAGCTCGGCAGCTGCAGTTGTGCGATCGCCGGCTTCGAGTGCGGCCAGACACTTCTTAAATTTCCGCAGGCGCGTGAGCCCCAGCCAAAACGTTAGTTCCACCAGCACCGCTTGAACATCAGGAGGCTGCTCATCGGCCCAACCAAACGTACGGTGCAACTCATCCACGCAACGGTTGATATCGTTGCGGAGCAGAAACTCCGCCTCTGGCTCGCTAATACCCAGCGCCCCGTGATTTTGATCGATATTGCGACCATAGCCCACAGTCCAAGCTTTTGCTGGAACGCATTGATAAGCATGAGCCCGATAGCCCTCGTCGGCCTTCAGATTGCGCACAATGGCATCAACTGGCAGGACGATCATCGAGGCTTGCACACTTCATACCAAGCTGAGTTGTGCTGACGTATTAAACGCACGGTCTCAGAACTGTCGGCCGTCCTCGAGAAAAAGATAGGCCCGAAGATTTCACACGCGCTGTCAGTGGTTATCTCGGTTGGCTGGATCAGTGCGCACGCTGGCATCATCGTGAACAAGAGCCCTACGAGCAGCGTTCGCCCGACGGACCATGTCGAGCACCTTTCGCGACTGCCTTGCTTCCTGCTTGGCTTCCCCAGATTTGATGAGTTGCCGGTCACGAAAAAGCCCCGTCAACGCACGCGCCAGGCCGACCAGTCCGCGGAGCAAACTTACCCATGTCATC